TTTGATATGAATTTTATTAAGAACATATTGGCGACCGCCGTTATTTTAATGACAGCAGGGATTTGTGCGTCTGACCCCGTGATTGATCTTTCTTCTTTTAGCCGTGTCCTTGTCCCCCCATCATCCTGCTCAAACTGCCCTGTCACCAGACAAGAACTGAACGAAGGGTTAGAAAGCGTAGCAATTAAAACTTTATACGGAAACAACTCGCCCCACCCAGTTATGACAGGCAAAGGTTCGCTGGTTAATAACTCTCCGACTGTCAGCGTAATTACAAATGTTCTTTCTGACGGCACCAATTATATCGGTACATTCTGGTACACAAATTCCACCACTATGATCCGTGCAGGAAAGTATACTGGCAGATTTTTCGCTAAGAAAACTATCGGAACGAAAACATCAAGCGGTTTTATGAGGTTTATATATACTGGCAACAACGGGTTGACAACGAATGTAATTGATACATCCGCTCAAGTTGGTAGCATTATGACAACTTTAGGAAGTTACAGGTTACTTTGCGATAACGACAATATGGTCGAAGGCACGAATTTATATTTAGGAGTTGATTTTTATTATGTTCAATCGGAGATCGGACAGAATTGCACCATCGAAACATATCTTGGGGAACCTTACGACACCCATCTGGAAACTCCCGGCGTCGGAAATATTAATGGATATGTCACTCCCGCTGATTTGGCTACGAAGGTTTCAAAGTCAGGCGACACGATGACAGGCCCGTTGACGAATTCCGTGGCATACTGGTTACCAGCCAACGGCAGGGTTTACTTCGGCACAAGCACGAATTACATCGAGGATCAGGGTGGTACGAACTTCCTTTTCAAAGCAGGAGAGAAGTGGGCTAACTTTGATTGGTAAATGAAAAAGGCATATTCCATATTGGCAATTTTATGTTTTGCGTCCGTAGTGGTAGCAGGATTTAATATTCCTGTTTCCGGGAACAAACTATCCGTCACGGATCACAGGATCGTAATGTCTGGTGGTGGCGGAGAGGGTACTGTTGTTACCAATATTATTGTTACTCAAATTAACGCAGTTCCTAATCCAGCAGGAACATACATCGAGGGCGATTTATATAATGGTCACAGGTCGTGGTATTGTTCTGCAACTGCCTATAGTATATGGTGGGATACTCCCTCTGGAGGATATTATATGTTGGGGCCTTTTACTTGGGATTGGATAACTATGGCAGGCCCGACGGGAACTTATGAATGGGACGGGTGTCCAGAAAATTCTGGTACCGCATCCGCCGCATTTCAAGTGGTTACGAATTTTTAACAGTAGAAATATAAATAAGGAGAACGAAAATGACTGTATGGTATATCAGAAAAACAGGTAACGACACGACAGGTGACGGTTCAACAGGCAATCCGTGGCTGACCGTTCTGGCGGCGATAGCCAAGGCGGAGGTTGTCAACGGCGACACCCTCACCATCGGTGATGGCACATACACGCAGAATCTGGTGATAACCAAACAGCTTAAACTGATCGGCGAGAACGACAGGAGTTTAACCATCAATAGCGGTTTGGTTAGTATTGCTGAAAGCAATGTCACCCTCGAAAAACTCACGATGACCAATATCATCAATATCGGCACAGGTGATTTGAGCGGACTTAGTCTCGAAAATTTGACATTTGAAAACATAGTCACCGCAGGTACAGCTTTTTCAATCAGGCATTATGCCAGCAACTCTGTTACTAATTTACAGATTCTCAATTCAGCATTCGCTTCAGACGCTCACTCCTATATCATTTACCAACGGGATAACGGTGCGTATGTAGACGGATTTATGATTAGCAACAGCACATTCACTACTGGTTCTGGTACTGGTACTTTGTGTTTTGATATTGAAAATGGGCCGTTGAATGTCGGTGGTATTAAGCGAGGCTTTAAGAATGGCACTATCAGTAATTGCAGTTTTAGCGATTGGAAGTGGAAGGCTTTATATTTTGAGGGTCTCGATAATGTCGTTATAACGGGATGCGACTTTACGAATGTTGGCTGGGATCCTACAAGAAATTCTGGGTGTGCGATTGACATAAATGTAAAGTACCACAATTATTCCAATGTCCAGATATTGAACAACACGATTACTGGTTGCGGTACTGGGCATATCTGGGATTGTGGCATTATGATCAAAGCCCGTTGTGCTGGTGGTTACGCCCCGCCGAATGACGCAACATTAACTGGTGTGCTTATAGCGAACAACACGATTACCGCCTGTGGCATAGTTGACGGAATTGGGGGAGCGGTTAGAATAGGCGAACCGACCGACGGGGTAATGGGGCCAGAGGCACAGCCAGCTGGGATCTCCATCCATAATAACTGTATTCACGACAACATATTTGATTACGACATAATCGATGTCAGGGATACCGCATTATCCCCCGACAGAATCGATGCCTTATTCAATTCGTGGGGAACAGTCGATCCTGCGGTCATTGTTCCGAGGATGTTCGGAAAGGTGGACTATGCTCCGTATTGCACCAATTGTACATACACGCATATATACATTCCCAGCCAGTTACGGATCACGCAGTACCTGACGATGTATCGGCTGGAAGACAATAGCAATCCGTCGTATCCCGGCTGGCGGGAGCTGTCACGAAACACCGACCTCAATATCCTGCGAGATATGCGTGATAACATTATCTCAATTCGCACTCAGCAACGGGCCAACTTAGATGCGGGGGCAGTTTGGGTTCCTGTAGAATAATAGAGAGTTGCAAATCCGTCTGGTCATTTTGCTGGAGAACAGCGATCGGAATGTTTGTTTGTTCTGTCGTGCTTTTAATTATGGGAATTGTATCAGAAATCTCAAAAATAAAAGGTTTAAGGAGAACGCTATAATGCCACCTGAATATGTAACAAGAGATGAATGTAAAGATACTAGCGGGAGAATTTTATCTCTTCTTCAGGAAATTAATGCCCGTCTTTATAAAGACAATGGAACAAAATCTCATCAAACTTTAATCAATGAACAGGGAGTTGCTATAACTGAACTTGCCAAAGCGATGACAAGTTACAAGGAAACGGTAATTGATCACGACCGACTCTTAGTGGGATACAAGACAGTATCTCTTCTCGGTTTGTGGGTATTGAGAATTGCTGGTGGAGCGTGTGTGTTAGGATTAATAACGCTTATTGCCCTCGCAATTAAACACGCCCTTATCAGCGAAGCGGTTAAGCAAATGTTCGGGGCTAGTTAAAATGAAATTTGAAATCATTGAACGATTACCGTCGCTGGGAGCAAGGATATGGGAGATCAAATGCCTGTCCTGTGGAGTCAAATTTAACTACGACAGCAACGAACCGCATAACTACGGTTTGGTTGTATGCACAGGGAAATGTCACAGTACTGAACGATGGAAAGCTGCAAAAGCAAGATACGATAAGGAGAAAGAATGAAAATGTCAAAAGGATTTCAACCGTCTGAATTTCCGCTTGGACAAAGCCTGTTCTGGATGGACGGCGATCACCCCGAATCAACTTGGGATTGGCTTGCAAGGGATGTTGACGACGCTCAGCGAAACAGGATGTACGCAAAGTTGCAACAGTACAAAGACCAGACAGGAACGCCAAGCTGGACGACATCCTTTCTGGTATATAATATGGTTGACCCAAACTGCCATCCTGTTAATCCATTTCTCGGCAGTCCTACCGCAAGTCAGGTTGTTAAAAGCGGAGGCGGTCAAGCAGATGATATTGAACTTGCTAAATGGAGATCGAGATTGTCGTTAGGGCAACTTCCGGGAGTCAATCTTGTTCCTTGTTTGTACTGTGGCGACGATAAAGCCACGATACAAAACTACACCTTCGTAAATTATTTCACACCGTTGGCTGTGCAATTTATGGCACCGTATTCCAAAGCCATATGCATCTGTTCCGAACCACCGAAGAACGCCAATGTGCAATGGCAGGAATCGGTAATAACGCTGGTAAAGAATACGCTTTCGTTTATGGGGCGTTCTGACATACCCGTGGTTACCCATCTTCAGGGCGACCAGATACTGACGCAGCGTCCACAAAACGCAGACGGCATCCTTTACCAGTTCCGTACCCATCCCGGCGAAGCCCACAAACGGAACATTGACGAGGTTGTGAATGAGGGTAAATGGGCGTTGGCTAACTCCCCTGTCCCGTTAGGATTTTTTGAACTTGCGGTTTTGTGCGAAGACCCGAGAGTGAAAGAGATGACCAGAAAGTTAAGAGCATTACCAGAATGCGGGATGCTACCCGGGCCGACATGAAATGGAAGACAATACTAGAATTTGGATAATATTGATAGTATCAGTAACGCTTTTAATTATTCTTTTTGGTATGTTAAGATTCGGTGTATAAAGGAAAGTAAAATGGCATTTGTAGATTGGCTGACACCTGTATCTGATTTATTTAAACCGCTATTTAATTTGATATCGGAATTCGTCACCGACAAGGACTTGAAAGTCAGGTTGGAAAGCGAACTCAAGGTTAAATGTGCGGAACTGGATGCTGCGTTCAGAATGAAGATAATTGATTTACAGAACAAAGTAATTGACGCCGAGATCGCACTTGGTACTCGCTGGAGGGCAGTATGCGTCTATGTCTCTGGCGGAATACTGGCGGTGATGTTGATCAATAATTATATCTTGTTCCCGTATTTTTCTGACACCATGCAACCAATGGAGATACCAGAGGAATTATGGTGGACTTTTTGGGGCTTGACAGGACTGACTGTCCTCGATATGCTCCAGCGTAAGAAGAACAGCAATGACGATAACAAATAGGAGGTATTATGCCTGATCAGGAAAAAAAACCGATATGGTTGAGCAAGACGATATACTTTAATGTTCTGGCGTTCATCGTGGCTATTGCCGTGGTGTTCGGGTATCAGGGCGAACTTCCCCCGGAATGGGAAAAATGGGTCACAGTTGTAATCGCAATTGTCAATCTTGCCCTACGGTTCTGGACTAAGCAACCCGTAAAAATTAAATGAAGGTCAAGGTCGTACTGGCGGTGCTTTTGTGTTCTGCCAGCCTGACCATAGCTGGAGAGGTCGGAACGACATCGAGTTGGGGGATAGTAATATCCCCCTGTGCGTGGTGCGAGACGGTAGATAATATTGAAGTCCACCATATCTGGCCTCAGCATATTGCACCTGAAAGACGATATGACACGAACAATATGGTTTGTCTGTGCAGGAAGAAGGGGACGGGATGCCACTTTTATATTGGGCATCACGGCATAGCTTGGAATTTTGTGTTCACGAATGTAATGACGGTAATTAACATAGGAAAATCCAATGGCTGGAACAATACAAGCAAACATTAGCGTCCCGACCGTAGCGATCCACCAACCGCTGGATAGCACGGCAAAGCTTAATTACACCTATCGTAACAAGCTGATCAACGGCGACCTTTCGGTCTGGCAGAGGGGTACTCCTTTTTCGATAAATCCTTCTGGATATACCGCTGACAGATGGCTTGCCACGATGATTGGTAGCGTCACAAGGATGGAATTTGCTTCTGGCGAATCGGAGCTGATGGACAACGACCAGTACTACCTGCTTGCCCATCCGACTGGCGGCGACCTGAGTATAATCATCGAGCAGAGGATTGAAAATGTGCGGACTATGGCTGGAAAACAGGTAACCCTGACATTCTGGGCGAAAGCCGAGGGAAGCATAAGCCTCTCCGCCAGCTTGACCCAGCACTTCGGTACAGCCCCGTTGCCGATTGTCCCGTCCGCCGATGAAGTTGTTACCCCGCCGTCTGTGACAATCCTGACATCGTGGTCGAAGCACACCATAACAATTACATTGCCGTCCGTAGCCAGCAAGGTAATCGGGACGAACGGCGATCATTATCTTGCCCTGAAGCTGACAATGGGTTCCTCGAACTTCTATCTTTCTCACCTCCAACTCGAGCAGGGGCCGTTGGCAACCGACTTTGAAAAACGGCATCCCGGCGAAGAGCTGCGGATGGCAAGGCGATACTATGAGCAGATGGACTTTGACAACGCCCGTCTAATACCTGCCGTTGGACACGCAACCGCTATCAATTACGCAACGCTCGTCCTGCCGTACCAGACCAAGAGGATTGCACCGACCATCGTCGTGCCGTCATCTATTCAGGTACTCAATGTTGGTGGGTCTGCCCAATCGACAGCGTGGACTACCGTTCTGGCGAATGTGGATTCATCCGAAATCAAGGCTTATGCTTCCGCCTCGGGTCTTTTAACTGGAAATGTAGTCGTCGCTAAATCAGCGGGGTCAAGCAGTATCACGATTGATGCGGAGTTATAAAATGGGATATGTATTCGACGGATTTGAAAATATACAGGCTGGCATGAACGGTGCGGTCTCTCCGTCCCTGATTGGCGTTAACGAGATGTCCAAGGGGGTCAATCTTGATATGAGGAGCGGTCGCCCATGCACCCGCCCAGCCTATGTCGGATACGACATCACAGGAAGCTCGAGGGATATGCTGAACACGCTCAAAAACGGTCGATATCAGGGCGGAGCAGTCTATAAGCATGGTGGGGTGGAATACCTCGTATTTGGCGTATTTGGCAGGCTCTACGCCCTGCATCCTGAGACCTTGCTGGTCACAGACATCACCTGCGGAGAGGGTTTAAGCCCGAATGTCCAGAGGCTCTACTTCTGTCAGGCAAACGAGTATATGATCATTCAGGACGGCGTAAACCGCCCTATTATCCTCTCTGGTCTCTCGGCAAGGTATTCCGCTGGCGGAGACGATCCTGAGAAGCCTGAGGTGCCTGTCGGCACGGCTATGGCGTTCGGGCAGGGTCGCCTGTTCGTCGTGATAGATCGCAAATACATTATGGCTGGGGACATCTACCTGCCGTGGGACAGGATCAGAGTCCTACAGTTCACCGAGACGCAGTACCTTGCTGGTGGAGGTGCGTTCGGGTTGCCTGCGTGGCTGGGCAACATCAAGGCGATGACTTTCCAGCAGAATGTCGTCAGCGGGACAGGGCTGGGAGCGTTGCTCGTGTTTGCCGACCAAGGAGTCTGTTCGTTTGGCGTCCAGAACCCCAGATCAACTTGGAACACGGTTGACATCTCCAGAGTTCTCTACAAGGACGGTGGAGGAACAAGTCCTTTGTCCGTGGTCTCAGTCGGAAACGACATTGTCTATATGGCTGAGGACGGCCTGCGTAGCATCAAAGTCACCTCTGGTGAGTCTCAGGGTGGCGGGGCAACCTTCCAGAGCATCCCTCTCTCACGCAAGGTTCAGTCGCTGGTCGATGATGATACGCCTTGGGCATACCAGTATGGGTCAGGAACCCTGCACGACAACCGCCTGTATTTTACCTCGATCGCTAGAAAGCACAATGTGGTCAATCCAGTTGGTAACGAGGTGGAGGATTTTTATTTCAATGGGTTGACAACCATCGATCTCCTCGGTTCGACTGGCCTACCGATGGTGTTCGAGGGGGTGTCGACCGGGATTAAGTATCTACAGGTTTTCAGCGTTGACAGGTTCGGCAGGAAGGCACTCTGCGTATTGGGTCTGGGAGCCGAGGACGAGATCGGGTTCTATGTTCAGGAGCCAGCTACCAGCCTAGACAACAGGGTGTCAGCAACGCCGTGCAAGGTCTACACCTCAGCAATGAACTTTAACAGCCCGTCCGTGTTATTGAAAAAGTTCTCCTATGCCGACCTTTGGTTTTCAAAATTGCGTGGGGCGGTTGGCGTGTCGCTGTACTACAGGGCGGAGGGGTATGAGCTGTGGACGCTGGCTGGGGAGATTAATTTTATGGCGAAGGACGGATCGGACGGCACCGAGAATGTGTACCCGCAGATCCGCCAGAAAATGAGATTGACGGAATCAAGTCACGGGCTATCGGAGGAGGAAAGTGAACTGAAGAACAAGCTGATCGGCTCCAAGATACAGTTCTGTATATCATGGACAGGGTACGGTCAGCTTGACAGGTTTGTGGTCGTGGCGGACACGCAACCTGACGCCCCGATCATTGAGGAAAACGCTAGCGACCGAACTTATGAGTTGACAGGAACACAGTTAATGGACTACGATTACATCGCAGCTTAGGAGGTATTATGAGTTTGGACAGTTTAGGATTAACAATATCAACAGTAACCCCGCCTGACGGATTATCCCACACGACCCGCAAGCAGGAGATCTTGGATCTTCCAAACTACCTGCGTGTAAATGCCAACTCGGACGGGGACGACCTGATGGTTCTGGTGGTAAGCTCCTCCGTTCCCGCAGTCGGCGATCATGATAAAATATGGGTCAAGACGGATGCGATAGATGTCGTGGAGGGGACGACGCATTATACGCAACGAGGCTGTTATAAATTTGATTCTGCGACGGGAATATGGGATCTGATGGCTGGGATAGGGATTTATGTCGGCGATACCGCTCCCACGGACACGGAAGTGTTATGGCTGAACACGACCGAAAGCGTATCTTACGCTAAAGGACTTTATTACTATACTGGCGGAGCGTGGACTTTAATGGACGATATGTCTATTCATGTAGGAGCAGCCGCCCCGACCAACACGACCCGTCCGTGGTTGAAGACGGACAGCGTCACGACCGTGCAGGGTCTTTATGTTTACGAGGGTGCCGTATGGGTTCTGAAATCATCTCCGATAGTAATTCAAGATACTGCTCCAGCTTCTGGGGCGATTGGAATGTTATGGCTAAAGTCAACCGACGAAGGTGGGTTATGGCGTTGGAACGGTTCGGCATGGGTAAACGCCACGATGCCAATAATGGCAAGTGGTGATCCATCACAGATTGTGGTGCCATCAACGACTCCCCCAAACGCAACGGAACGAGTTGGAAGTCTATGGGCTAAAATAGGAAGCCCACCCAATGGTTTATTCTGGGCTGATACTGTAAATGGGTATTGGGAATCCATCCATCCAATCATGATCAGTTATAGATATCCAGCAGTAGGAACAGCAGGAATAACACCGACATCATCCGTTGCGTACACAGGCTTACCATACTCGATTATATGCCCGACACTCGGCACAGCATATTTTGTCGGAGGGCTTGAACTACCAATGATGACCGTGATGATAGAATATGATGATAAATTCGCAATTACAGGTTCGTATTTAAATATCGGAGTGTCACCGTCTTCAGCAACTTTTGATATCGCTGCGTATAACCCTGATGCGGGGCCATCAAACAGAGAGCTTGTATTTCGAGTTAGTGCAAATGGCAGAATGAGGATACCGTTCTAATGAGAATAACACTCGGAGAAGCAAAAACATTTCTTTGCCCTTATGTGGGATCGGGGTTGACATCCACGAACCCGAAGGTCGTGGACGCCATTAACGAGACGGTCATGCGTCTGCTCCCGAAGCTTCCCGCCGAGGGAACGATGGCGAGGTTCAGGTTCTGGATCAACAACGGCACAATAACGATGCCCCGAGAGATCCAGACCCTGAAGAAAGTTAATATCGACGAGTCCCCCGTCAATATATTCTCGAAATGGTATGAGTTCCTCACCTTTGGTGCTGGCACCTTGGAGTCCAACTCCGCCTGCCAGTCCGACTTCGTTGATCTCGGGGATGGATACTGCACACACTCCGATCCGTACACCGCCTATAATGTGCTTGTGACACCAACCGAGAACGAAACCGACAAGAAGATTCGTATTATGGGACTGGACGAGAACGGGCTTGAAGTGCGGAGCGACGACGGCCCGGGAGAAGAAGTTGACATTAGTTTCGTAATGAATAAATATTCAACGCACAAATTTTCCTGCATCACAGGCGTCGTCAAGCCACAGACGAGGGGGTATGTCTACCTGTCGCTTTATAATGTCGATCCGCTTCTGAGGTACAACCTTGCTACCTACCATCCCGACGATACCAATCCGTCTTTCCGTCGATATCGAGTGACCGCCGTCTGCCAATGTCGGGAGGCGAGGACGAATTGCTACCTGTGTGCCTACAAGGACACCTGTAATGCGTACACAAACTGCCTGAACACCGCCGATACTTATACCCCGCCCTACACCTGCGTGGCGTTGGTGAAGTTGCGTTACATCCCGCTGACCTACAACACAGACCCTCTCCTGATCCAGAATCTACCCGCCCTGAAGTCGATGTTACAGGGAATAAAGTTCTACGACGCTGGCGACTACGCAAGAGGCAAGGTGTACGAGAACATTGCGGTCTCCCTTTTAAGAGAGCAGCTCAACGACATCGAACCGCAGAATAATCAGATTGACATCGAATCGCAAATGCCGATGTCAAGAGTAGGAGTAATGTAACATGGCAAATGAATATTTAAGCCGAGAAGATTACGAAGCACAAAATCCCGGTAAAAGCTACGAGGATTATCAGACCTCCAAAAATCAGAAGCAGCAGTATGATGCTTACGAAATGATGATGGGCGTTCCGCCGACCGAAGCTGTTGACTACGACGCTATGTACGGCTCGATGGCGGATATGTACGAGAAGATATCCCAGATGAATCTGGAGAAGTTTGAATCGTATTGGCCTAAGTCAATCGAGGAAGGCATATCGGCGGGAGAGCAATTTGACACCGCTGGACGGGCCGCTGCGGGTCGTGCGTCAGCTTATAATATGCAACTTGCCGACCAGATGAACAACTGGCTGGCAAACCTATCCAAATACGGCAATGCGTTCATGCGGGACGAGGCTACCAAATCCAATAAATGGATCATGGATCAGGTCGGCGATGTCAACAAGTTCAACTCCGAAGAATTTTACACCGCCCTAGAGACCGCTATGCCCGGAGTAAGAGACACCGTCTCCGATTACAAGAAGACCGTCGACCAGATGTTGTCTGGAGAGCTTCCAGACTCCGTCAAAAGCGAGATTGCCCAGACCGCTGCTGAGCGTGGTTTATCTACTGGAATGTATGGCCCAGCGTACGATAACGCCCAGTTGCGAGATCTTGGGCTTAGTCGCCTGCAGTATGTACAGGCTGGACAGGCTCAGATGGGGCAACTCTCGGGGATAGCAGGGCAGATGATGGCCCCTGTCGCCACGCCGAACATATACCAGAATGTCATGATGACGCCGACGCCTTACACCCCGCAACCGACATACGCACAGCCAAGTAATGTACCCGGAATTGCAGGCAACTATCTGTCGTCCATTATGGGCGGGACGATGATGCAGCCACAGGCAGGTATAGGAGCAGCGGTTCAGATGGGCGGAGTGCAGGCACAGATCAATCAGGCGAATACGCAGTTGCAATACTCGAAGGCAATGAGCGGTCTGAATTACGGGATGGATCAACAGGCACAGGCACAGAATTACGAGATGTTTAAACAACAGATGAACGCACAGCAAGAGCAACAATGGTGGAATCTTGGAGGGAGCATACTTGGGGCAGCAGGCAAAGTAGGAGCGGCATTTGCAATGCCGGGACTTTGACAAAACAAGTAACAACTCAGCATATGCTGGCGGTTACAGCGGAAGATACGGGTCAGATAATTTAAATCCGTACAGCGAGACGAATCTAGGTTATTAAAAGGAGAATTTAAATGGCATATCCAGTATATCAGAGGAGAGAGCAAGTACAATATCCTGACCCGAAGAACATGGTTGTCAACTGGTCGAGAGCTGCGGACAAGATTACTGAGGGGATCACCGAGGGGATCAGTCTGGGAATGAAGATAAAAGAAAGCAAGGAAAAATCTGCCATGAACCTTGCGAACCTCAAGTCCCTCGATGTAGCCACAAGGACAAAGCAGTTCGAGCTTCAAACAGCGGAGATGAGAAGGGCGGCCTTGTTGAGAATGGACGCTTTGACTGAAAAAAATTTAGATGCTCAAAATCAGATAAACTATAGTGCCTCCGCTATTTCAGCAGCACAGGCAAAAAGTGCCATGCAAGCAAAAATGAACGCTCAGGATCTTCAAGCACTTGAGATCAACACTCAATACCTAGACCCAATAGAAGATATTATTAATAACGCATCGGTAATGGAGGCACGGATAGCACAGGTTGGCGACCCGTCGGTGGCATATCAATATCTCAACGATGCAAAAAAGGAAGTAGACGAGTTACGGGGCAAGATAGGGATTAATATTTCTACTTTTGCCCAGCGACTTAAAAGAGGAAAGAACGACGCTCGGGCGGATCAAATATCAAAACTTGATCCAATTGTTCTGGAAGAGAGGTTTTTGGGGAAGGTAATGGTTCCTATATATACGAACGAGCTTAAAAAATACGACTATGGTTTATATGCCGGGGGAGACATTGGCGACATCGAAAAGCCGACTGCAATTACCACAACATCGGTAACTATGGTTCCGTGGACTGTTGCGAAGAATTACTGGCGTGGCAAAATGAGTACAGAAACTTTTGAGTCCGTAAGAGAGAGTGCGTCTAATCCTGAAAAGTTTGATAAACTAGCAAGGGAGCAGGGACTTGGTCATTTACTTCCCAAGGTTGTAACCCCAGCAGTAGGCGTGGACGGAGTTCCGCTCGATCTTAAATTTATGAAGCCAGCAGGCGAGAACGAAACAATATCGGAGCAGGCTAGAAGGGAACTGGTTCTGGCTGGCGAGAAAAGTCCCCTTAATGTAGCAACAGGATCAATAACTCAAAAGTTAAGCGAAAAATTAACTACTCACGAGTTCTCCGTTGTAAGTGGGCTTATAAATCCGGGTACGGGATTACTCTCCTATTCTCCTGCTATAGCAAGAGAGACGGGAAGTATTGTTAAATGGCTGGCAGAAAAAACTGGAATTGGGATAGAAGCGTCGTATAAATTGCATGATAAAATAAAAAACATACTTCCAAGGGCTGGAGAAGCGACAAAAGCGTTTAGGGGCAACCCCGCCAATGTAGAAGCGGAAAATAAATTCTGGGAAGGAAGGCGTAACGATTTGTATGCGGAATTACCCACCGCCTCCCCCGCCCGTAAGGCTGTTATTAATGAGGCGATCGGGCTTATCAATCAACAACATCTAAAGCCACAGACAGAATTTCCCGACGAAGCATCTGCAAGAGCTTATGGATGGAAGACTGGGGATACTATAACTATTAATGGTCGCCCGGGAACCTTAGACTAAAATGAGCATCACATTTCTTGATGAAGCACCATCTCAAAATAAAGGCATTACTTTTCTGGACGAGAGTTCAGGGGTAAATCCTAACCCCAGCGTTCCCCTCACTCAAAAAACTCGTGACGCCGCTGGCGGTGGCAAGCCAGAAGATGGTGGATTCTTAAGCGACCTTTCCTTGGCAGGCAAGGTGATCGGGACTGGAGTCTACTCCGCCTTTGCCGATATGTTTCCGAAGATCCTCGCCGAGGCAATCCGTGCTGGTGACATCGACACAGACACCGCCAACACCGCCCTCGACCGCTGGATTCAGGAACAGAAGAAAGACCTCGAGCGTTGGGATCTCACGGAAGCCGAGAAGAACGACAAGTTGTTCGGGATTATCAAGGCACAGGATGTATTGTCTGGATTACAGAATCTCGGCTATTCCGCTGCGATTGGGGTAGCTGGTATGGTAGGCGGTGCTGCGATTGGATCTTTGGCGGGGCCAGCAGGAACGGTCGCAGGAACAATAGGCGGAATAGCAGGGGGGGTAGCTGGTGCGGGAGCCATTACCTTCCCTGTGATGTATAGAGCCACCAAGGATCAGTTTTTGGCTGATATGCTCGACAAGGCACAAAGAGAAAAGCCAGATCTCACCGACGCCGAATGGAACGAGATGAAGGTTGCTCTGGAGTCCGACGCCCAGATGTACGCCTTTTGGGAGGCAGCCCCTGAGACGGTCGGCAATATGATCACCGCTGGTATCATCAAGACCCCAATCGGCTCGATCCTGAAGCGTATCCCTGATATTAAGAACATCATCTCACGCACCCTCGCAACGGCTGGCACTAAGATCGCACTCGATATTCCTGAGGAGTTGGCGACAGAAACTCTTACCCAGTATCAGCAGGCTAAGATCGAGGCAAAGCCTGAGGTCGGCTTGCGTGACAAGGCACCCACGATTAAGGAAGCGTTCACGGAGATTGCTCCTCAGGTTCTTGTGACCACGATTGCGGGGCTGGGAATGGGATCAGTTGCATCCAGAGCGTCCGAGGTCAGGCAGGAGATCAACTTCCACCAACGGCTTAGTAAACTGGGATATGAACCCAAAGTAATCAGGGATCTCTCCTCGAAGATCGGCTTTGACGAAAGTGCGTTACGACTTGCTGAGCAAAACGCTCCTGTAGTAGCTGAGGCAATCAACAACAATATGTTACCCTCGACCATAGGAGAAATGAAAGGATCCCTGCTCCCGAGTCTTGTGCTGACGACCTACAACAATGCCAGCGATAACGGGGCAAATCCTACCGCTGGCAGGGCTGCGGTCGAGGAACTCGTTCGGTCGGATAATTACAAACGCTTCCAGAAGCTTTTGAGACAGGCACGGGTAGATCAATCAGCAAAGAAAAAAGGAGGCAAAGATGCCGAAGGTACTAGAGGACAAGCTGAAGAGAGAGGCAAAGAAACGAGGGTACGGGAAGAAGAAGGCAGGAGCGTATATTTACGGTACAATGCGGAAAACAGGCTGGAAGCCACCGAAGGAACAACATCAGACTTGGAGAGAGAAACACGAGAAGCGAAGGAAGCGGAAGAATTAGCGGTGTCCTCGTCCATTCCAACCACTAAAGTTAAAAAAGGGCAACAGCCCATTACGACTAAGGGAATTAGGGCGGGGACACTTCCGCAAGTTGAGCCAGCGATAATGCAGGCGATACAAAAGGACGAGGCGGTTAACAGGATTGGTCTTGCGAAACCACCGCCCGTGCGACCAATTGGTGAAGCCAAGTTTGCAACCACGGCTGAAGAGGCGACTCCCGCCGTCACTTCGTTTATTGAGAATATAGCAGGTCAGGGGCGTACCTTGCCTGTAAGTGAGAAAAGACCTGATGCCGACGCCGTCATCCTTACCGGGGTCAGGGTAGACCTTGCTCCAGACGGCAACAGGGTGCGGATTATTGACATGAAGGCGTTTGAACCCGGGCAAGGGGATCTCGTCAACCTGATGAGGATGCTGAGAGAAACCGCACGGGATACCAATGTTGATCTGGTGGTTACTCCTGCTGGAGATAGTGCCGCACAGAAGAGTGCGGTGACTACATGGTATGGAGAGAACGGTTTTATACCCGAACCGAACGGCGATATGATTTTCACGCCAACAACAACCGAACCACAGGAAGCCCAGAAGCAGGCGTTTATGGCTAGGGCAAAAAAGAGGATCAGGCTAGTCGCCGAGGCACGACCCGCCGCAAGGTCGTATGCATTCAGTCGATTTACGAATTCGCCTATGTCCGAAAAGGAGATTGAGGATGAGTCGGATAAGGCACTCGCCAAGGCAGTCGCAACCTTTGATATCGACAAGCCCAACTTTACGAGCTGGATGAAGACAGTTGTATCCCAGAGTCTCCAGAACTACATAGACAAAGTAAACAATGCAGCCAAGAGAGAGCCTTCGACAGTAAGTTTCCAGACGCCAGTTCGGGTCGGTGCAACAGCGGAGGGCGAGGCGGTCGAGGTAAGTAAGGATGTATCCGAGATAGTAATGGAGAAGGGCAACCCGAGGGACATCGTAATGTCAAACGAGTTCTGGGAGGACTGGAAGAGGTTGCTGGGGGTTTGGGGACTTGAGGGCTTGTCAGAGACCAGAAGAAAGGTTATGGTTCGTCATTTAGAGGGGATGAATCACGCCACCATCGCAAGGGAACTTGGCTTCGATCAGACCAAGGTCGAGAGGGAATACGCTGGTGCCACGAAGCAGTTCAAAGAATTTCTTGATAATCATGGCTTCGTGGAAGCCGAGGCTCAGCAGGTATTGGCGGAGGTAAGAACGAGAGATGTATTTTATGGAGGATTAAAAGATGACACAGCAAGACCAACAGAACAACCAACCAAGCAGCCGAGTAAACGACCTAGTGAACAACCTAGCGGACGAACAGTCCCCCGGGGAGGACAGCCCGTCCAACGAGTCGGAGAGCCATCCGTCGCTGGTGAAACTGAAGAGCAAAGACGGCAAAACCGTAGTGACATTCTCCGTACGGGTTGGAACGCCTTACGAAGACTCAGACGCAGAGCAAGTGCAAAAGGCAATACAGGCTGGGATGCTCCCGTTGTAGACCTTATCCGTGGGGCAGAGCCAGTCTTCAAAGACCTGAGCAACAGGGCGGTAGAGATTACCGACATATTTGCCCAAGAAGGATATACCGCCGTCTTCATCCATAACCCGCTGGTTAGGATATCCGCCGTGACGATGGCGGACGAGAAGGTTGTCGTCTTTAACCAACGGACAATCGACAGCTCCCATGAATTATTCCATGTTAAGATCAATAAGGGTGACGCAGGGGCGATGGCGATCCTCAAGTTTGTCAGGGACGAGTGGGGTGTAAGCAATGATATGTTCACAAAATATCGCCTCGGGATGGCAAAGTCCCTGAGGACTGATATCGCCAATATTTCCCGAGAGAGGGTCGAGGAGGATATCGCAGCTGATTACTACCAAGCCACGATAGATAATAGGCTGTTCTCCCGCAACAATGTCGAGTTCTTTGGGATGGTGACCATCGACAGGCTGGCTGGATACCCAGAGACAACCCTCCCTCCGTACATTACGGAAGGGGAGACAGGTGAAATAAAAAGTAGTCCTCCTGCACCCAACGCCTTCCAAGATGGTAAGGACGCACAGGAGATAACTCGCAAATACGGAGATGCCACAGGATCCATTGAAGACATTAAATATGCCGTCAATAATAAATATACCATGAAATCATTCCCAATACCCGTCGGACAACTCGCCACGCTCGATGAGCTGGGCAAGCCACTTTCAAATGTATTTAGTGCTGAGGCACAGATATTGAATCAACTCTTCCCTAATTTATTCAAGGGAGACCCATCTAAACTTAGCATTATAGATTCCATTAATGTTATCCGAAAGGCTAAAGCAAACGGAGACCTTGCTGATTTTATGACAGGGAAACGCATTTCTGATAATAGCATTATATCTTGGAGTGGTACTCAGGCGTCCAACACTATAAGAAAAGTAGAAGCCTCTTCGTTCAGAAGGATGAAACCAAACGAGCTTACTGGCACGGGCGGATTTTGGACAAAGAACATTAAGACTGGACTCTCCCTTGACTTTGCCTTGTCGTCCTGTGTTCCTACCGCCGCCTGTCCACGATGCTACGCGGCGTCTGTCATTCAGTCCCACACATTTCAACAAGTCAATTATTTCAGAAACCTTCTCTGGGCGATCCACGATCCCAACGCTTTTGCTGATGCTTCTTTGAAGGAATTAAAGGGTATACATTCGTCGATGACAAAAGAATCGTTAGCTTCCCTCGGAGGAATGCATATTAGGTTCAATGCATTCGGGGATATAGGATTCAAAGAACAAGTGCAAGCCATGAACCGCATCATAGAAGGTATGCCACAGGATACAATCGCAGTTATCTTTAGTAGAAATCATACGGCACGATGGAAAGGGCAGGGTGCTTTGGATCAAATCGTTGTTCCAAAAGGAAAGAATGTAATCATAAATGCCTCGGTAGATCGCCAGCTCGTGCGTGAGTATGGCATTTCAGCACTCAAGAAACTTCCAAAGAATTGGAATATATCCTACCTTTATGTTGGCGAGGAAGATATTAATGTTTTGAGAAAACTTCTTAATGCCGATCTATTCCCGATCATACACATCGACAAAGATGACTACAACAATGATAGCATACGGACATCTCTCAAAAAGGCTTATGTTGATACTGGGTATGAAGCAAATACTGACACAGCCACCGTCTGCCCCTGCTCAGTAAGATTCCAGCCTCAGGCATCCTCGTGTGTGCAATGTCAAAAAGGTACGCACGGTTGCTTCCGTATGACAAGAGTGGCGGTCAATAATAAACTTGTGAGGGGTGCGGCGTTGGCGAGAGTAATGGTCTCGTTAAAGAAGACAAGAGACGAGTTGAAGGTCGATAAAAAAGGAAAACAAAAGACCAGCCCCATCAGGTTGTGGGATGGAGCCTTGGTAAAACCATTATCTATTATCGAAAGAAATCCCAAGAATATTGGTAGGGCAGAAAAATATATAGAACACCTCGGAAGAACCGTCGAGCAACTACAGACCGAAAAACCACAGGCAGTTGCAAAAGCGACTGAGATCGTGAGCGGAAAGATTCAGCCGACGGTTAAGTTCGCCGTCGAGGAAAGTCAATTAGCCGACGGATCAATCATAATGGAACAGCCTAAGTTCGCTGTTACTTCTATGCCTATTGAGGAAGCGAAAAACGACGAGTCTGTTTTCTGGCACGGTTCACCAAGCGGAGACCTTCGTGGATCAGCCAATGGTCTTCATATTGGAACATACACCGCAGCAAAGCAGGCTCTTGAAGCACGGATCGGGGTACCCGCAGTCGGCGAATGGGACGGAACAAGAGAATACGGAAAGACTCTCATCGCAGGGAATAAGACATTGAAAAAAATTGATCCAAGAGGATACAACCAAACTGGATTTAATATTGAAGCACCAGAGGAAGATTATTATCCTACTGGAAAGGCAGAGTACAGCGACAGGACGCCCGTAGCGATGACGGCAACGCCAAGCCTTAGGGCGTTTAGGATCACGGGCAAAATGAGCAATACTCCTCAGAACGCCTTGGAAGATTTTAAGGCAAACGCTGTGATGCGTGGGCAAATAACACGGGGAATGGCAAGGCGGGGATATTTTTACGAAAATGTTGGAGAGGATGAGGGATCTATTTCCGCAGTAATTCCCGCCTCTTCTCATATCGAAGAGATATCACTTACCGAAGAACCCAAGACCGCCGTCACCTCCACCGAGGATCAGGTGTATTACCACGGAACGCAAAGTGAGTTTGCCGAATTCAGCGATAAGATAACGAATATCAATGCCTATGGCAAGGGGTTCTACTTTACCACGGACAGACAGAGTGCCGAACGATATGCAAAGGCAGAAGAGGGTGGTCGCATACGGACAATCAGAGGAGAGCGTCCCAGAGTAATTTCTGCCCGTTTAGAAATCAAAAAGCCGTTCGTTATGGGGCAGGGACTCGTATCGAACGAAGATCTCGCCACGATCAATTCCATTGCTGGCTGGGAACTCGGCCCATTTGACGAATCATATAAACCCACAGCAAATGCCGTCTGGTCGGAACTGGTTATAAACTCCACGGGAGACAAGGCGACTACAGCAAATCAGATTCTCCAGAAAGCAGGATTTGATGCCATTGTCGCCCCAAAAGAAACCATCGTATTCAAACGAGAGCGGATATTGGGTCAGCAAAGCGAAGATGTAAAATTCGCTACCCGTGCCGTCACCCCCGCCGAGGATCAGGCGTATATGGATGCGGTCGAGAAGGGTGACACAGCGACTGCCCAGAGGATGGTGGACGAGGCTGCGAAGAAGGCATGGTATGACTCCGAACCAGTTTATCACGGTAGTCCTCATGCTGGTTTCACTAAATTTGATATCCCATCTAAAGGGTACAATAGTAATGTGCTTGGATCTTGGGATGTTGAGCGTAATGTAGCCTTTTTTACTCCAGATAAAAACGCAGCGGCTGGATATCAAACCCAAGGAGGAAGAACTTCTGGAGAAACTAGAAAGTTTTATTTGGATGGTGAGTTCGCCGATCTTCGCAAAGGTATTAGCGAAGCAAGGTTGAACACGCTTGTTGATAACGGAGTTAACGAAAGGTTTTTATCTCAAAAAGGAGCAAGCTGGGAACTATTTGATAAAGAACAAGACCCAGATGGAACTATAGTTAAAGCATTTAAAAAGATGGGGTACGACGGGGTAATTATTCACGATACAGACGGAATAAATGATTTTGATTCTTATGCCGTCTTCTCCCCCTCCCGCATCAAGTCTGCCGACCCCGTCACCCGTGACGACGCTGGCAATGTAATCCCGCTGTCCAAAAGATTTGATCCGAAGAAAGAGGACATCAGGTACGCCGTTGAGGACGATGCCATGGTGGACGAGATGGTTCCGCCTGAGGACATAGAATATACCACGGAAGAAGCCGAAGCTGAAGCCGAAGAGGAAGCCGCCCCCGTTTCCGAGCAAAAACCATCCCGCACGGCGTTGAACATCTCCCGGGACACGCAGGGGATACGGTCTGAAGATTTGAGGGCTGAATTTGTTGACATCTTCTACGAGGTCAAGCCTAATGTGGTGCTGATTGACGAGGTTATGTCGATACTTAGCACCGAGGGTATAAACAACGCCCGTGAATTGTACTTTAACAGAGGTTCGAGGATCACCGCCGACCAGAGGGTTCTCCTCGGCTTTATCCTGATGAAGACTCACGACGACGAGGCACAGGCGGTTAGGTCTACCAATCCAGAACTCTCCGACAAGCACTACGACATGGCGGTGGATATAGGGCTGGAATTAGACGAGATTAACCGTGAGTACGGTCGTGCGGTTCAGGCGAATGCAATTATGTGGCGGAGCGTCCTTGCGACGCCAGCAGGGGCCGAGAGGTTCATGAGGAAGATTGTCAACCGCTACGCCGACTCGGTAATGCAACGGCAAGATGTCAAGGACTTGGTGTTGGGATACCGTCGAATTACCGAAGGGGCCGCTGGCGAGGTGGTTAACGAGCCGTATATCCAACAGAGAATTGCCAATGTCCTCGAGATGATCTCCTCGGAGCGTGAAAAAGAGCTGACAGGATATCTCGCAAACGATGAAAAAATGAAGGTGGCACAGGAGACCCTCTCCTCGGAGGAGACTGAGATCCCTGCTGGAATATCACTTGCCACAGAGCAGTCAGAGGAGCTTACCCTTGACGAGAAGCTCGGGATGTTTGCCAGATACGGTATGGGCTTGATCATCAAGGGAAGGATCAGGACGCTCAATGAGTTCTCAAAGGCAATGACCGAGAATATCCCAGATCCCAATTTGCCACAATATATGGGAAGAATCTACAACGACGCAAAGATCAGGGCGATGGATCGCATAGCCCGTGGTGCAAGAAAGGCGACGAAGGCGGAAACTAAGAGAGAGAAAGCGGGCGGAAGGGATGTCGCCAGGCAGGTTAACGCCGTCCTGAGGGAATGGGCTACTGGCAGCCTGACCGCCGAGCCTCGAACAATCATCGACAGGCTTGCCCAGCTTGGCGTCTCCGAAGCCAGAGCGACAAAGCTAATGGACGCTACCCGTACACGCTTTGCTGAGAGGACTGTGAAACGCAGGGCGGATTTCCTCAAGAAGTTTACGACAGGCAGGAAGATCGATCCTGAGACACAGAAAGCATACAAGAATATTACAGAGCTGGCTAGCCGTGATGATCTAACGGACGAAAATGTCCGTGACGCCATCGTCACAGCATTTGATTTGCCCGACCCAAAGAGCGAGAGGATCAGAACCCGGGTAGCCAAACTAGCAAAGGCCATCAAAGACGCTCCCGAGGGATTTAAAAAAGACGATGAAGTCCGCAAGATGCTTGACTTTATCAGGACGGAGATGCCCATAGCAAAAATGGATGTGGTGTGGTCGCTCTGGTATGCCAACATCCTCTCTGGATACCAGACCGCCGAGCGTAATATGGCTGGTAATTTATTCAACTTAATAAGCACACTCACGGCATCGATAATTGTCGAGCCACGGAACGCCCCTGTCGCCCTCTGGGGGTTCGTGAAGGGTGTAGGCTCCGGGATGAGAGCTGCGTACAATGTAATGAAGACAGGGAGCTTCCCTATCCGTGACGAAAAGTACGAGCAGTCGCAGGTTCTTGAGTTCTTTCCGTTCCGTGGGATGATGAAGGTGCTATCCAACTGGAAGTATGTGCTTCGCTCCCTGCAAGCAGTCGATATGCTGTTCTACAAGGCTGGGCAGGAAGCTCGTGCAATGATGCTAGCGGCGGACATCGCCCGAACGGAGAGCGAGACACCAGCGGATAAAGTATGGGAAAGGGCGGCTGAATTAACTGGGCTATCAAAAGATGTTCAGGCAAAGTACAGGGCAATTGCGATAGCAGAAAAGTTTAGAGGCAACGAAATCGAACTGAGGGTTCAGGAACTTGCAGAGAGGAATCGCCCCGAGGAGATTACTACCGAGGCAACCGACTACGCCAGACGGGTGACATACAACTATCAGCCCGAGGGGCAACTTGGGATCCTCGCCAAAGGGATATCAGAAGTTTCCAAGTCTGTGCCGATGCTGAGACTGGCGGTACCTTTCACGAGGATCGTTGCAAATGTCGGCAACACGACGATTGACTATACTCCTTGGGGCTTCGTACGGGCGATCCGTGGGATGCGTGATCTAAAAGGCAAGCTGACTCCAATGACAGGTCATCGCCGTGCGACTACGATGGCAAAGGCTATGATGGGAACCATAGGAATGGTGTCCGCTTATATGGCAGACAAGATGCAGGGAGATGATGACGATGAGGACAAAAAGACCTTTGCGATATATGGCTCTGGGCCAAGTGAACTGAACAAGGCGTATCAACTGCGACAAACTGGATGGCGTCCTTACAGCTTCAAGTTTGGGAAACGGTATTTCGACTACCGCCTGACCCCGCTGGCGATCCCGTTTGCCATCATCGGGTCGATCCGTGACGCCGAACGCTGGCACAAGCTGGATGAGAAGAGCAAATGGCAAAGAGCTTCGTATGCCACCCTGAAGTCTGGATCGGTCATATTTGATATGTCCTTCCTGTCTGGAATCAATCAGGTTATGACTATGTTGCAGTCAGGCACCTCGGAATCGAGCGGAAGGAAGTTGCAGAATTATCTGATCCGCAATGCGAGTTCGGCGGTACCAGCGTTGTTCAAGCAGATCGACAGGACATTCGATTCCCAGATCCACGACAACGCAACGATACAGGAAGCGTTGCTTCGGGAGTTGCCTGTTGCGTCCCGCCTTGTCAGACCGAAACTGAACCTGCTCGGCGAACCAGTCCCGCAACTGACTGGGCCACTCTCCATCTTTATCAGCGATAAGCAATCCGATCCTGTATGGAGATTCATCGCCAACAAGGAAGTCTTTATCAGCAAGCCTCCGAAATCCACGACGGTCGGCAGGGGCAGAAGGAAGCGTATGATGACCGAAGAGGAGTACTACACTTACATACAGACATCAGGAAAGATGATCCGTAATATGCTGGAGAGAACCCACACCAAATTAGAGAAGATCAAGGATCGTGACAGGATCGAGAAGATCGTGGACAAAGCCGTAATAAAAATACGATCCAAGGTGAAGCGAAAGATCTACATCGACAGCGTAAGAGCGAGGAGGAGATCAAGTGCCATCTGATAAGAAAGAGATAAGGCAAGCCCTCGAGCGAGTGGCGAAGGCGAACGGCACCGATGTGTACACGATGGTGCGGAAGATGATGCTCAAGTCGCTGAAGGATTTGGAGCCGACGGCAACCCCGCCCAAAACGCCCCCGCCAGCTAAATAGATCTGCTTTCGTATCTAATTCTACCCCAATCCCTAGCGTTTTGTGCGTAAATAATTGTGTTTTTATATTGACTTCGCATCTTTTTGTGATACATTTTGCAACAAAGGAGAAAACCTATGGTAAAAAAAGTAACCAACAGGACGGAGAGAATAGTAAGGGATAAACTTATTTACGCAAGCAATCTGACGGGGCTATCAACAAGAGCGTTGCGTCGCCTGCTCGTGTTACGGTTTCTTACCCAGCTCGTCGGCGAATTAAACGGGAGGGCGAGGTGATTACAGATGTTCTAGCCGTGGCGTTGACGATCATGGCGGAGGCAGGCGGAGAGCCGTATGCAGGAAAGGTCATGGTCGGGGAGACGATTGCCTACAATCACATCATCAGCGGGAAGTCACTCGCAGAGGTCTGCCTCGCTAAGAAAAAATTCTCCTGCTGGAACTGGGGCTACAAAATCCTGCTTAAAAAACTTCATAAACAAAAAGCCTTTGATCAACCAGAGTGGAAGGACTGCATGAAGGTCGCCCGGGCAATACACGCACCTGCCTACAAGCCCATTAGCTCCGTCACTCACTTCTTGAACCCAAAGCTTGCACCTGATACCTTCAAACGATGGAAAAAGAAGATGCAGTTAGTTGCCGTGGTCGGTAATCATGTCTTCTTTCGGGAGAAAGTTAATGAGTAAAAAGGTTGTAGACCTAGAATTGCCAGAGCTATTTAAAAGAAATTATAATAGCAGAGTCGGCGGGCTGATGCACGAGAAGTGTCCAGAAAATATTGACGAATGCAGCTCCGCCTTCGACGACGAACTTGACGAGATAACACAAAACATTTTCGAGCATCAGCCATGAAATGGAAAAACAAAACAACCAAGGTCGCATTGTGTACGCAATGTGGGAAGGAGGTAGACGGGTCAGAACTGAAGAAAGGTAAGTGCGAGGTATGTACGAGAGAATCAATCAACGAAAGGAAAATTAATTATGACGCAAGAAATGCAAAAAAAGGGGACGGAATCCCTGACGATCAGGCAACTTATTGAGGGCGACGCCTTCAAGAACCAGATCATCAAGGCACTCCCCAGACACCTGTCGCCCGACAGGTTCATCCGTATCGCCCTTACGGCGATGACCAAGACGCCGAAGCTGGCGGACTGCACGAAGGCAAGCCTGTTCAACAGCCTGCTTAACCTGTCTCAGCTCGGGCTTGAACCCGACGGACGGAGATGTCACCTGATACCGTTTAATAACCAGAGACAAGGTTGCATGGAATGCCAGCTCATCATCGACTACAAGGGTCTGGTGGAATTGGCGATGCGGACGGGCAAGGTATCCTTCATTCACGCCGATATCGTCTGTCAGGAGGATGAGTTTGCCTACGACAAGGGCGAGATCAAGACGCACAAAATCAACTTCCAGAAGCCCCGTGGCGAAATGTATGCGGTGTACGCAATCTGCCGCTTCAAAGATGGCACGGAGAAGGCGGAGGTGATGAGCAGGGAAGAGGTCGAGAAGATCCGCAAGCGGAGCAAGGCTGGCAATTCAGGGCCGTGGGTTACGGACTGGAACGAGATGGCGAAGAAGACTGCCTTTCGTCGCCTGTCCAAGTGGCTCGAGTTGTCGCCCGAGCAGAGGGATATTGTCGAAGTCGATGATGACCGCCTTCCAGACGGGCAATGGGTTCCGCCGACAGCCAAGCAGCCGATCTTCAGGAAAGAGGTCGTAGTTGATCCGCCACCTGCCCCTGCCGAGGAGGAGGATAACCTTCCTATGGATGACAAGAAGGCACCTGTCAAGACACCCGCCAAGAAGAAGCCGCTCGAGGCCGATACCAATGGAGGCGATCCGTCCGACGAAACGCCTCAGGACACCTTGCTTCGGATGTTCATTCAGGACTTCGGTGGAACAGAGGGTCAGTTGTTGAGCGTCCTTCGTGCTGACAACATCCTGAAGTCACACGAGACTCTGGAGCATCTCAGCAACGCCAAGGCATCAGCATTGATCAAGAATGTTAGTGCGATTCACGATAGAGCGGAGGAGATGGGTAGCAAATGAAGCCAGTCACGCTCCGAGCATCAACATTTGAAAGACGGTTATGTCCCGGCTCCGTGCAAGCGGAGTCGGGACTTCCCGACCTGCCCGACGAGGGTGGTGTCGCAGAAAGCGGGAAGAAAATCCACAACGCCCTGCGTATGTACTTCTCAAGAACAGTTGAGGATGTCAACGATATTGCAGTTGTTTGCGAACTGAACGAACGGGAAACCATCGTGACCAAGTGGTTTGTAAGCAGGGCGGAGGTAATCCTAATTAAACACGGCGGTATGCTGAAATATTACCCAGAGCTTAAGTTGGATGAAACTGACGACGGAATATCAGGCACGGCAGACTTTGTCGCCCTGTGCAACGACGGTACATGGCAACTCTTTGACTGGAAGTCAGGCTGGGGACGACAGATCACGGCGGAGCTAAACCTGCAACTGAGGGTGTACGCCTTAAAGGTAGCGGAGAAGTTTGGGTGCCTTGAGATCGACGCCCATCTATTTGCTGCTGGAAATGATCCTGCGGATTCAGCTTTTTCGTCGTGCCACTACGGCCCAGACGAGATAACTGAGTCACGGAAGGAGATCTACGCAATCCGTGATGCGTGTTTCATGCCGAAGGCACCACGGTTGCCACTCCCTGATCGTTGTAAATACTGCAAGGCGAACGGAAACCCTGAGCGATGCAAGGAATCGTTTAAGACCCCGAAGGCATTTACGGCTATCCAAAAGCGTATCACGCCTGCTATGTCGTTGAGGCTGAAAAAAATGTATGTTGCCTTCAAGCTGGCGGAGAAGGCACAGCAGGGATTCAAGCAATGGCTGAAAGAAGCGATGCGTAACCAGCCAGAGGCAATCCCGTGGGCTACATTCAGCAAGCCGAAGGAGCGGAGGGTAATCACCGACGCCGACAGGGCGTTCTCCATAGGTATCGCTGAGCAATGGTTTACTCAGGAGGAGTTTGTCAGGGAGTGCGTTAACATTAAGATTCCTTCAATCGAGAAGCTGGCGAAGCGTATTAAAAAGCAGGACGAGGTAGAGGAGAAGCTGACAGAGGCTGGCGTACTGAAGTCCGAAGCAATGCAACCATCAATCGAACTCGTGAAAGAGGATTAAATATGCAGTACAAAAGAAGCAAGAAGTTAAACTCTATCGAACCGGGAGAATGGCTCCGTCGGTTGAGTAAAATCGGAAACGAGAAAATCAGGATAAAAATAGCCTGCATAGTATGGTGGGACTTTGTGAGCAAAAAAAAGAGGGAGGAATGGCTACCGATCCACAGCCTTGTGGAGAAGTTTAAACCAATTTGTTACTTACTACCTGCTTATGCCGTCGAGAATGCACTCATCAAGATAGGATACTCTGGACGGGTAGCAAAAATACGAAGTCATTACAAACCATCGTCACCCGTTACCATAAAGGACAATGAGAATAAAAATTAATGACCTCCCGAAGCGTTACCAAGATCAAGTCAGAAAAACGATGGTCAAAGAGCAACGCCGTGCCTCTGCTCGTCTTGGCGTTTCCAGCAAAACTTCCCACTTGGAATCGCATCCTCGCAATGAACCCGTGGTCGAGAAAAAAACTGCGAGACTTAATGGACAGGTTGGTATTGATATTGTCGAGTATCGCCACAGGAGAACTGACTACGGCGGATCAAGCGAGAAGTACCTTGTTGATGCAATCGTTACTGCAGGAATACTCCCAGATGATAAACCCGAAATCGTCAAGTGGATCAAAAAAGAGCAATTCAAAATTTCAAAAGATCAACAAGAAAGGACGGTCGTATTAATATGGAGCCAGTAGATAAAGCCTACCTTGGTGACAGCGTGTATGCGGAGTACGATGGGTATCAAATAACACTCACGACGCAAAACGGGTTGCCAACCGATCCGAGCAACAGAATCGTGTTAGAGCCAGAGGTAGTGAGCAACCTTGAAAAATTCGTAAAAACAATAATATTTTTTAGGGAAGGGAACTAATGAAAAAAATATTCTACCTGTTAACAGCCCTCTGCTTTGTAACCGCCGTCGTTGCGGGAGAACCCAGTTCAGGTATAACGGCTATGAGGAAGTCCGCCGAGGCGTTCAGGAAGTCCGTCGAGGCGGTCAAGACGCTCACGGTTGACAAGCCTGTTAAAATCACCGTAACGCCTACCATCGCTGGCACCTCGATAATAAGTTTCGAGAGATCTGGATTTAAGATAGTGGAGGAAGGGGTGAACAAGGTAATTGTCTGGCCCACTCTCCCGGGGACGACAGTCAAGGACTTCAGCAACCCTTCCTACAAGGTAAGCAAGAATTCCAAAGGGGAGACCGTGATAGATTCATGCATCGCTGGAACGAAGATCAAGGACTTCCAGCAACCGAGTATGATAATCAAGGTGGCGGAATGAAGGCAAGCAAGGATTACATCAAGGGACTGAAGGACGGCGTCAGGATGTTTGCGTGGTGGAAAGACGGCAAGCAGGAGGTGGGCAGTTGCGGAACCACCCTCAATGGAGCTTTAGCAGAGATCGATAAAGAATACGAACCAATGGATAAACAAGATGATAAACCTGATTAAATTATTGTGTGCAAAAATCTTTGGTGGTCATAACGAACGGCTGGATGGGGCGACTCTGTTCTCTGCTGAGTACGGCACAGAGGCACAGTACCTCGATGTATTGAAGCTATATCGAGGCAAGCCAGTCATCAGGATGCCGTTCATCGGCTCTGAGTACAACGCCTTCAAGAGGTCTGCATGGCTGGCGGATCAAGGTGGCATTACGGTTGTGGCCCAGTTGGATTTTGGAACCAACGACTCGATGATGGACAGGCTATCGATCATCAAGAAGGATTTTACCTTCATAAAGCATATAGAGCTTTTCAACGAACTTCCTCATATGGTGTACCCGGGAGAGCCGATTAAGTCGCTTGAGGAACTTATCGTGAAGACCAATCGATACTCGGACTGGATACACCAGAACATAAACGGCGTGAAGGTCATAACGATGGCACCGTACAACAGTATCGACGAACGGGCGTTCCCGCCTTGGGGTGGCGTAACCAACACCCGCATCCTGAAAGACCTCATCCTGTACACCACGGCTGACATATCTGCGGTTCATATCTACGGCGACAGCCTTGGCAAACAGATGGAGATGGTCAAGCTTGCCAACAGTATTAAAGAGTGGAACAGGGAAGCCAGTCATAAGAAAAAGATTTGGATCACAGAAATTGGGGAGGCTGGATGGAAGTACCATGTCGAATACTACCACAGGATGGTCAGGCTTGCCGTGAATGTTTTAAAGCCTGATAAAGTTATCTGGTACAGGCAGACGATCTCGAATATTCTGGCACCCGACGCTCTGTTCGCTCTCGAGAGCAGGAAAGAATCGGTACGATCTCCATTGTGGAACGAACTGAAAGGATGAACCGATGATAGAAAAAATCAAAGACCCATGTGACGGTGACCCTGACTTTGAACTCGCAGAACCAACGACGCCACTCCAGCAATCTCAACGCAATGTGCGGGACTACTTTGCTGGGCAGATTATGTCTGGCGTAGTATCAAACCCTGATAAAAAATTCACAGACGAGTCAAAACAAGATGTGATTGAAGAGGTGTTCGATACCGCTGATATGATGCTGAAAGAAAGCGTACGGCGGGGTGGCTGGTAGATTTTGCCTTCATTTTGCCTTCACTACATTTTGCCTTCATGACGGCCCCGGGTAGATCGGGGCAAAAAAAAAGGCGGACAGGCACCCTGTGGCACCTGTCCACCAGTCCTCGTGCAGAACTACACATCGTCGAGCAACTCAGGATACTTCTCAGCAAGTCCTTTGACGCTTGCCGTGAGCTGAATATACTTCTCAGCCTCACCAGACCTGATCGCTTCGATTACCTTATTTTCCATAAGCGACAGCAGGACAAAGGACACCTTGTCGATATCAATGCTAGTTGCCCTCGCCACTCCCATGGCAAACTGAACGGAAGGCACATTAACGCCTTGCACCTTAGCCTTGGTCAGGACTCGCAGGATACCTCGAATGAGCTTGTTGACAGTCTTCACAAAGTCTACTACCTCCTGCTCGTTCGGGAAAGATTTCCCGCCCATCGGAATAACACTTGTGACGCCCATCTCCTCGCTATCTATCTTTACCTGCCAGATCGCATCCAGCGTCCCGTCTTTTTGCTTTTCGACCTGAGCTACGCCGATGTTATCGCCTTCCTCGTTATCTATCTTGATCGTCTTCTTCATTACTTCACCCCCTCTCTGTTTTTGTTTCGTACCTTTCTAAAAATGGGATCGGAATTCTTGGCTTCCGATCGAGCCAGTCGTACTCACTTAGGGAGGAGACGGAAATCCCGTCTGACAGTCGTGTAGTTGTACTCCTCAACGACATGGGAGGGAACCTCCACGACCTTGCGTTTCAGTACGCTCCCGTCGCTCAGGGGAACAGAACGCTTGCGTCCCATCTCCTTCAACACGCTTGCCTTGAGTTCCTCAGCCCGTCTACTCAGGCGGTTGGCGTGTCCCAGCATCCTCTTGTAGCTGTGGTATAATCTTTCGACCCTCTTCTCTTTCACTTTTATCACCCCCTTCTATTCTTGACTTCAGTATCCGCTAATATTGTTATTGTCCCTGCACTCTATGATGACATAAGGATACTCTGAGAGCTGGTAGTGATCTAAGAATTTAATCGCCTCCTTGTGAGAATTAAATCTGGAAGCATAATTAATCTTCTTTGTTAATCCTCCGTCACCAAAGATACAGTACTGATCGTAACGGGGATCCGCTGAGACCTTGACGATATAATGTTTCATGCCCATCAGTCACCTCCATTTTATTTTGAATGATCTTACCGCATTGCTTTTCGGTTGCACTTCTCGCAGTACTCGTCGTAGACATCGTCCGTCAGCTCCTTACTGCCAAAGTCGATGACCTCCTGCTTGAAGTACTCACCGCATTCGGAACACTTCCGCCTGATCGTCTTCATCTTTATTTTTCTGTTTACTCTCTCGTATTCCTCGATGATCGTCTTGACCAACGCCTCTACGACCTCGCAGTTGTCGGCGAGCTTCAGCTCGCTCATTGCCTGCACCGCAACTTTATGGTCATCGTACACTATCGCCATATCAATATTGGCGTCGAACATTCCTACGCCCTTTTTGGGATGGCTGTACAGGTATTCTTCGCTACTGATCAACCTTATAATGTATCCAAGTTGATTCATCACTCACCTCCAGTTAATGTTTCTGACTCTATCGTTTCGAGATTGAAATTGTGCCAGCTTTTATTCAGAGCTGGCGAACTGGTCTCGTCAGGAGCAAGCCGAATTTATTTCGACCCTGACTTTCTTCGCTACCTTCTTGTCGTACTCTTCGATCTTGTTGCGGATGACTTCCTGAAAGTCAATCTCATCGATGGCATCCACAATGTTTTCGCAGTTCGTTTCAGTCACCTGCTTGGCATCGACTTCAATCGATATCATTATTCTCTGTAAGATCATCGTTCG